ACAAATGGTGCTAATCCAGATACAATAGCATTATTTGCCCAAGGCCATGAAGATGGTGCCCCTAATTCATATGCTGCTATATTCTCAGGTTCAGCAGGTGGTATTGTTGGTATTAATACTATGGAACCTACAGTTGAATTAGATGTTAGTGGAGATGGTAAATTTAGTGGAGCTTTAGAAATAGGAGGTATATCAGACGTATCAGCATCTATTGCAGCCGCAGGTGGTGGTGCCGCCGCTACAACTTATAGAACTGTAATTGAAAGTAGTTGTTATTTTGGTCAAACCACTCTTAGATATTTACCTTTTAATAGTTTATCAGAACAAACCTCTTTTAACTACCTATCAATAACACCAGCAGCCGCTGATGGTAAATTAGTTTCTATTACAATGTGGCCTCAATCATCAGGGGGTTCCACAGTAGTAGGTTTACATATTAATAGTAATGCAACGGCTGCTACTACAAACACTCAAACTATATCAGCGGGTACACCACTAACTTTTACATTTAGTAGTAATAACACCTTCTCACAAAATGATGAAATATCATTTAGTGTAGATCCTACTAATAATATAAATGGATTAGCTGCTCAAATAGTCTTAGAATACGATTTATAATAAATAACAATGGCATTAGGAAATAAAAGAACCCCAAGAAGACTTATAAAAGGTCGTACTGATAACTTATTAGATTCAACAGCAGATACTAATGCAAGCGCTAGTATGGCAGCAGATGTTTTCTCCCAAGATCCACATTATGTAGCTGGTACTATAACCCCTATAATGTACCATATAGATTTAGTACAAGAAGATGTTGATGAATTAAGAAGATTCCTCACAGGATCTATGACAATACCCTCCAGTATAGGAAACGCTTCAAGCGCTGGAGAAGTTGGTACAGGAACAGAACATATTATATTACATAGTAACCAAACACTATTAGAGGGTGTTATATGTTACTCAGGAGCCTCTTCTTGGGCCTATGCAAACGCAACTTCTGCAGGAGCAGCCTCTTATGGATTTATGGGAGTCACAAAATCAACCTCTACAGATGATGGGTTAGTTACAAGAGGGGTAGTATATGTTCGTGTAGATCCTGGGGGTAGTGTAGGAGATATTTGCTACTTAGGAACGAACGATGGTAGATTAACAACAACGGCTCCTTCTGCAGATGGTAATGTAGTCAGAGTAATGGGCCATAAGTTAGGAACTAATTTAGTTTATTTTAACCCTAGTACAAACTGGGTAGAATTAACAGTATAATGGCTATAAGTAAAGTTTCAGGAATAGCATGGGCTAATATAGCCAAATATGGAGGAGTATCTAAAGCTAACATAGCTAATTTAGGTGGACAATCAGCCCCCTCATCTGGTGGTCCCGCTTGGTCTTCTACATTATACCAATTTGAAGATCAAACTAGAAACGCTAGTACTGGCATTTCATCATACTGGTCCCCTAATAATACCCACAGTGATTGGGTAAATGGATGGGATGCAATAAATAGCTCACATACCTATCGTTTTGGTAGCACTACTTATAAGGCTTGGGGTAAAAGTAGCCAACCAGCTTCAGGGTGGAACTGTGAGGATGATGGTACGCAGTCAGGACAAACGGGCCCTAATGGTGGTGTTGTTATTTCTGGTGGTACCCATTCTACTTCTACTTCTACAGATATGTACCTATATACCGAAGTTAGTAGTCAAGGTAGATATTACACTTTTGTTGTTAGGACTCCCGGTTTTAATTTCAGTACTTTAATGGGTGATACTAGCAGAAATCTAGACTTAAAATTTTGGGTACACGCGTATGGTAGTAATATGGGAGATTTATTTACTTATATAGATGATGCCAGTACTTCAAGCCACACAGACGCTACTGCATTAACATCATATACAAGTTTTTCAGGGTTTACTAGTAACTCATCAGTATGGCAGCAAAAAACNATTAGCTTAAATAATTACAGAACAGTTAACTCAAATCACTACATCTATTTCGCGGCCGAAGGTTTTGGGGGATTTAGAGGTGATATGGCAATTGATGGAATCCAAATAGTAGAATCATGAGAGTAAAATATATTTGCGAAACACACGGTTATGTAGTGTATAATTCCTCAAGTGGTNCTTTTGTAGCTACTGCTTCTATTAATAATCCGGTATTTGATAAAAATGACCCAGAAATAGGAGATTTTGAATTTGGTACTTGGGATACTGGAAGCCTTCGTTACACACCAGATTAAAAATATTTTGTTCCCTTAAATTTATTACATACGTATATCTAAACATACAAAAATAAAAGTTATGGCTATTAAAGAATCCAACACAGTAAAACTCGACACTGAAGAGATTACCCAATTAAATGATCTCCGTGTCAAATCAAGCGAACTTACCTTTCAAAGAGGACAAATTGGTATCGCAGAAGATAACATTAAACGACAATTAAATCAACTCGCTGAGCAATTTAATGAAATGTATTCTACGGAAAGTACAATATCTAAAGAATTATTTGAAAAATATGGTAAGGGCGAAGTAAACCTAGAAGAAGGAGTATTCGTAAAGCTTGAAGAGTAACATTTTTTTAAAATATCTTTTATATTTATTGCCAGCACTAACCTGCTGGCAATTTTTTTCGATATTTATTACAAATAAACAACACAAGATATGGCTGAAACATTAGTATCACCCGGCGTTCTCCAACGAGAAAATGATCGTTCATTTGTAGCTTCCGCACCCGTTGAGGTAGGAGCTGCTCTTGTCGGTCCAACCGTAACGGGACCCGTAGAAATCCCCACAATAGTTACCTCATTTGGTGATTACCGTGAAAAATTTGGAACTACCTTTTTATCTGGTAGTAACCAATATGAATTTTTAACATCAATTAGCGCTCAAAAATATTTCGCTGAAGGGGGAAGATCCCTTTTAGTAACCAGAGTAACACCTGGGACATTTGCTAGTGCTACTTCTACAAGAGTTCTAGCTAATTCAGGAAGTGCTACGGGAACCCAATCAACGGCTTCATTAAATTTTACTAGTAATTTACCAGATAATAATGAAGGACTTAGAATAACTAATACTACAGGTGAAATCTCATTTATCGCTTATAGTGGATCTTCCAATCTATATGCGGAAGGTACAAACGGAATTGATTTTGTACGTTACACAGGAGCTGATTTAACCAATTTAGTTACAACTATTAATGCAAATGTTGGAACAATTTTCCTTTCAGCATCTGTTAATAGTGATAATTTAACTTTATCTTCTTCAACTGTTGGAGCTACAATAAATGAATTTAATATCCAAACTGGATCTGTATCTGATTTACTTACGGCAGTTGTTGGTGTTGGTGGGTTAGACACTGTAGCTACATTTGGTGGGGGTGCTTCTACTACTACAGGTATTAATGACGATACTAATATTTCATTCACCCTCAAAACTATAGGTGAAGGCCTTAAATTCAACAGTACTATAGATACTAGCCCAGCTACTATAGTTCAATTATCAGATGGTTCATTAACATCTGGTTCGGAAGATAATTTACGGTGGGAAGTTTCTAATGTAAATAATAACCAAGGTACATTTGCCCTTACAATTAGAAGGGGTGATGATACACTAAGAAGTAAAACAATCCTAGAAACATACACCGGTTTATCATTAGATCCTAAAGCCGATAATTATGTTGAAAAAGTAATTGGTAACCAATATTTATCTGTAGATACTACTACCGACCCAAATCAACCATTAATTAAATTAAATGGTGATTTCCCCACTCGTTCGCGATATGTTTATGTNTCTAATGTAAATAAACAAACACCTGATTATTTTAATTCAGATGGTACTGTAAACACAGATGGAACCAAATCATACTCAGCATCTTTACCATTACCTGCTTCAGGAGCATTTGCAAATGGAACAGGAGATATTTTACCAAGCAATACTGCAGGGTTATATTTTGAAAATATTGGTAGTGGAACATCAGCAATTCAAGGATTAAGCACAGGTGATTATACCCAAGCAATTAAAATCCTTAAGAATACAGATGACTTTAGATTTAATTTAATCTCCGCTCCAGGTATTAATTATAAAGACCACGCAACTACATTTACTAGTTTAGTAGAATTAGCAGAAGATAGAGGAGATACCTTCTTTGTAGGTGATTTAGTTGGATATGGTGAAAACATTGCTAATGTGACACTACAAACAAATAATCTTAATTCAAGTTTTGCTGGTAGCTACTGGCCTTGGATTAAAACACGAAGTGCTGAATTAAGCAGAGATGTATGGTCACCTGCTTCAACAGTAATGCCAGGTGTTTATGCGTATAACGATAGAGTAGCTGCTCCATGGTTCGCACCCGCAGGTTTAAACAGAGGCGGATTAAATGTTAACAGAGCAGAAGTTAAATTAACATCAGCAATGCGCGATACATTATATGATGCTAGAGTTAATCCAATTGCAACATTCCCAAGAAATGGTGTTGTAGCATTTGGTCAAAAGACACTCCAGAAAAAATCAAGCGCACTTGATCGTATCAACGTCAGAAGATTATTAATCGCATTGAAAAACTTTGTTGGAGACACAGCTAAAGGACTCGTATTTGAACAAAACACAGCAAATACAAGAAACAGATTCCTGAATGTTGTTAACCCATATCTTGAAAGCGTACAACAAAAACAAGGATTATATGCCTTCCGCGTTATAATGGATGAGTCTAATAACTCACCAGACGTGATTGACAGAAATCAATTAGTTGGCCAAGTATTACTCCAACCAACAAAAACCGCAGAATTTGTAATTCTCGACTTCACTATCTTACCTACTGGAGCTACTTTTGGAGAGTAATATATTTATAACAAACGAATAAACAACACTAAAAATGGCAATATTAAGTTCAACAGAAATGTTCTATCAGGCATACGAGCCTAAATTACAGAACAGATTTCTATTTCAAATAGATGGTATCCCTGCATATCTCGTAAAAAATGCAGAACGCCCTAAATACACTAACGAAGTTGTTGTGTTAGAACACATCAATAAGAAAAGAAAAGTAAAGGGTAAATCAGATTGGTCTGATATCAGTGTTACTCTTTATGACCCAGTAACACCATCAGGTGCCCAAGCCGTAATGGAATGGGTTAGATTATCACACGAATCAGTAACTGGTAGAGATGGTTATTCTGATTTTTATAAAAAAGAAGTTAGATTCCATACCTTTAGGTCCTGTAGGAGACGTAGTTGAGGAATGGGTATTAAAAGGTGCCTTTATCCAAAACGCATCCTTTGGACAAGGAGATTGGAGCTCTTCAACCCCAATGGAAATCCAATTAACAATTTCTATGGATTACGCCATATTGAACTACTAATATTCGCCAAATATTTTAAAGAAAGGGGATTGCTTTTGCGATTCCCTTTCCTTATCATATATGTATATGCAAACATATTAATAAGTTATGGAAGAAAATAAAACAATGTTTCCCACCGAGGAAGTAAGTTTACCCTCTAAAGGCCTAATATACCCAACTGACAGTCCCCTTGCTAAAGGGAGTGTCGAGATGAAATATATGACCGCAAAAGAAGAGGATATACTTACAAATGAAGCCTACATTAAAAAAGGTACCGTAATAGATAAACTATTACAATCACTCATAGTAACCCCTATCAATTATAGTGATTTAGTATTAGGGGATAAAAATGCTCTATTGATTGCCGCTAGGGTATTAGGATATGGCAAAGAATACTCATTTGATGTGAATGGTGAAAACCATAACATTGATCTTACAGAATTAGAAGATAAGGAATTAGATCCTAAACACCTTATTAAACCTAATCATAATGAGTTTACTTTTACTCTTCCTATTATAAAAAAAGAAATCACATTTAAGTTTTTAACTCATTCCGATGAAAGAAAAATCGATGAAGAGCTTAAAGGTCTTAAAAAAATGAAGCAAGAAGCAGGTGAATTAACTACTCGCCTAAAATATATGATACTATCATTAGATGGTGATTATGAGCGTAAAACAGTACGCAACTTTGTAGATAACCAATTGCTCGCTAGAGATAGTAGAGCACTCCGTGAATACGTTAGACAAATACAGCCAGATGTTAATATGACATTTGACTATGAAAACGAAAATGGAGAAATGCAGAGAGGGGTCAACGTGCCATTAAACATTAACTTTTTTTGGCCTGACGCCTGAATATAAAATGGTAGTGTACAATGAAGTACATGACCTAGCATATCATGGGGGTGGTGGCTTTAGTTATTCTGAAGCATATAACATGCCTATATATTTAAGAAGATATTCTATCCATAGGATAAATGAACATCTTAAAAAACAAAAAGAAGCACAAGAAGAAGCTCAAAAAGAAGCTGAATCACAATATAAACGATAAGGTGCGCAAGCACCTTTCGTTTTTCTATATTTATAACATATACCCTATAACATGGCAGATAAACTAGATAATGAATTCCAAAACATAGCTAAATCTATGGAAGATATTAGTAAATCTACAAATGATATTCGTATAAAAATTAGAAAGGATTTAATAGATAGTGTAAAGGAATTAAGTGATATTACTAAAGATTATAATGATGATTTAAAAACCCAAGAAACTTCATGGGGGAAATTACTTACTTCTAATAAAGATTATAGTAAACAAATTGAAAAAGCTAACAAAACTGCTGAAGAAGCAGAAAAGAGAAAAACAAATTTAGCTAAAAAATTAGATGAGCTATATAGAAAAAGAGCTAGAGCACAAGATAAACTTATTCCTCTTTCGGCCGTTCAAAAGAAACAACTTAGAGATCAAATAAGAGATACCAAAGAACAATACCAAAATTTAGGTAAAACCGTAGCTAATGCTAAGGGATTAGCCAACACTCTAACAACTGCCTCTAATAAATCTAAAAGTTTAGGCCAAAATATTAAATCCCTTCTTAGTGAAAATTTTGGCAAATTTGTTGAAGCTTTAAGTTTTAAATCTTTAGTCAAAGAATTGGGAGAAAGTAACAAACAAACTGTAGAATTAGCCAAAACTTTAGGTACTAGTGTAGATAATGCAGCAGATTTAAAATTTGAATTTACTCAAATAGCTATAGGAACTGATAAAGCATCTATCAATACTAAAAATCTAGCACAAAGTTATTTAGAATTATCCAAAACTTTTGGAGCGGTAGCTGGGTATTCTAGTGATCAAGTAGTAGCCCAAACAGAATTAACTAAATTAGTTGGTCTAACAGCAGTTGAAAGTAGTAAAATAGTAGGGTTAGGAATATTAAATAATAAAAATAATAAGCAAGTAACCTCAGAAATACTAGATCAAGTAAATGCTTTAGAAAAAGAAACTGGTATTAGGATTGATGGTAGGGCTTTATTAAGAGAAGTAGCTAATATTAATGGTCAACTAGCAGCTCAATACCAGTTTAATAATAAATTACTAGCTGAAGCTGTAGTAAAAGTAAAACAATTTGGTCTTAATTTAAAAGATGCCGAAGGTATCGCTAATAATTTGTTAGAATTTCAATCTAGCATTGGAAATGAATTAGAGGCTGAACTATTAACTGGGAAAAGTCTTAATCTTGAAAGAGCAAGGTCTTTAGCATTAGCAGGGAAAACAGCAGAAGCTGCTTCTGAGGTAGCTAAACAATTTGGCAGTGCCGAAGAATTTACAAACATGAATGTCCTTCAACAAAGGTCATTAGCAAAAGCTGTGGGGTTAACTGCTGATCAATTAGCTAATTCTATTAGAGAAAGAGAAATATTAAGAAGTTTAGGAGCCGAAAATATAGAACAACTACGAAAAGAAGGTAGATTAAATGAACTTAACGCTACTGAAACAGGTAGACAACTATATCAATCTTATCAACAACAATCTCTTAGTGAAAAATTCCAAGAAAGTTTAACAAAAGTTAAAGGTGTAGTAGTCTCAATAGTTGAAGCATTTACACCCTTTATAAAGGGGATAACATATGTACTAGATAGTACTATGGGTATAGCAGCTATTTTTGGAATTATAGCGTCTGTTCAAATAGCAAAGCTAATAACTGGATTACTCACTATGAGCAGAGTTCTTACAGGAGTACGAGCTAAAAGTATAGGAGCTGCTATTGCTAGTATTTGGCAACAAGCTGCTATGCCTGTAATAGGAGTAGGACTAGCAGTAGCAGGAACTGCGGCTTTAATGACTGCTTTATCTACAGCTGATGATTTCCAACAAGCTGGGTATGGTAAACGAACGATGTTTTCTCCTGAAGGTTCTATAGCATTTAATGATAATGACACTATTATAGCAGGTACTAACTTAGGTGGTGGAAGTGGAAGAAGAAGAGATGATGGAGAACCAGGCTGGTTAAGAAAATTAATATCTGGTATTAATAGTAAAGAAGTAAGATTTGATTCATATGCTGCATCAGGTCCACAAGGAATAGTAAACACTGAACGAAGACAACCAAGTAACTTATTTGATTAATATTTATAACAAAACAACACACAATGGCACTTATAGACAAACAATCACTTTATGACTTAGTACCCAATGATGGGCCAGTAAGCGAAATGGATGCTTTGCAAGGACCCCAATTTGCAAACCCAGTACAATATTCCCCTTCACTACATGAAAATAGTTTAGAAGGTTTATATGATAGTAGTGTTCATAATGAAATTTATGGACCCTCAACTTTAGACATTGATGGTAACCCAGGCCCACAATTTGCAAATGGTGAAGCCAGTGAAGGTATCCACCAAGGAGCCTTAGAAGGTGTTTATAATAGTAGTATTCATAGCAAAGAATACGCCATGACTTTATATGATATGGATGGTAATCCAGGACCTGGATTTGCTAATACAAAAGAAAGTACATTACACACAGATGCATTAGCAGGAGTATATAATAGTAGTATCCATAATAAACAATACGCTATGAGACTTTATGATCTAGATGGAATAGAACCATCTACTAATTACCTTGCTAACTTACCCGAAGGGTTAGGTGCATTAATTGGATAATACTTAAATGGGGCTAAAAAAATTATTAATAGACTCAGGGGAAAACTTTAGACCTAGAGACTTAGATTATGGGGATAATGCTCCTTTAATTACTAAACGTCTACCTGGGGTAGAAGAAAACCCTGAAAGTAATACTAGAGAAATAGTAGATGACTTAACCAGTGGACTTATTCCAGGTGGAGCTCTTACTGCGGGTGAAAGAGCTATAACTGATACCAAACGTATTAGTAAATTTCTTTTAACACGGGAAGGAATAACCTTTTTAGCAAACGAAGCTATTGGGCAACGTATGAATCCCCAATCATTAATTTCTCCTACAAACAGAACACGAACCCCTCTTAATTTATTAGCCCAAATACCAGCAACTATAACTGGTACCCATATTAGAAGAGATGGTGTAGCGGACACAGTTTTTGAAGGTAATTTTAACTATGATTTTGATAGAAATGGTGGATTAAAATATGAAAAAGAAATACGAACTATATTAGCTAATAATACTGAAGATACTTTTGATAGTACTCTTTTAGGTTTATATACTAATCTCCAACTTGGACAAGATTCTTCTTTAATTAGAGAATATTCAGGTGGTGCTGGTTCTACATTTGGTATAGGAACTACTAGAATAAAAAAATACGAAGATGTTGGTCGCCCAGATGAGGATTTTAT